TCGGAGTGCGCATCGTCCGATCATAGGTGTCTCCGTCGGTGCCCGCGTCAATGTGCGACGAGATTTCCGGATACAGCGACTGGAGCATCGCGTAGTGCTCCTCGGTCTCAAGGATCAGATACGGAACGTCCTTGAGTCGACGAGCCCACGGCGATACCTTGACGTTGAGCGGACCCCAAACGGAGATCAGCTCCCTGCACTTGTCCTTGTATTCGACCCCGATTTCCCGCTCCTCCTCTTCCATCACGGACTGGGACTCGGGAATGACCTCCTGCTGACATTCGGGGCAAATGACTGGCGGGCCTGAGGGTGGAATGTTCGCCGGGCGAGCAATGTCACCGGGCGGCATCCCACCCTCCATCCCCATCTCGTCAGTCACGGAGGGATCTTCGGGGCCGTCCTCCATTCCCTCGACGTCGGTCGTTTCCGATCCAAGAACGGCGAGGCAGTTAGGGCAGACAGACTCCACGATTTCCACCGGAACTGGTCCAGTGATCGGAATCTCCACTTGCCCAAACTCAGGAGAATCAAAGTTTTCGTTATAACCAAAGACGACGCCCTGGTTATAGAGAATGTAAAGCGCCTTGACCAGAAGAAGCTCAGCATGATTGTGCTTGTTAATCAGCTCTGCCAGCTTCGAACGGCTCTTCGAGGCGAGAACATCATCCGGGTTGTCGGCGTCGTAGGGCGGGAAGATAACCCTGGGAGTCGACGCGGACATTGCCGCGATGATAACCTCTCCGTGCGCCCGATAGACGTTGATGACCTTCGCGTAGAGCGAGGGGTCGATGTTCAGTTGTGAATTCTCGTCGAACTCTTCCGAGGCCTGCTCGGGAGTCCGCCAATCGTGTGCGACCTCGGACCACCACACATACTGAATGTGGTCCCAATAGCACATCTGCTTCTTCCACTTACGGAGCTGTCGGTCCCTGACTGATTCGTCAGCCGTGTCGAAATGTTCAACGATCTCACGGAGCGAACGAGCGAACTCCTCGTCCTTAATTACCTGTCGCTCCTGCGGGTTCGTTTTCGACGGCGTCAGTTCGGTTGTTTGCATCGGGGACCTTATCGCTATTTAACTTCGCGTCGCGCTCTTCTACCGCCTTGATCTTTGCTTGCCAGTGCTCTGCGTTCCTGTCTGCGATTTTCTTGCTCTCCCTTTCGAGCTGCGTCGCTGTGCCTCTCCACCCCGGCCTGCCGCTCTGAATCGGCCGTTCTTGTCCCGGAGCGGCTTGACCTTCTGGCTTGGGAATGAGACCGAATCGAGCACGCATTCCAGCCGTAATTTCCCGGTCGTGAGCGATTGCACTATCGAATCGTTGACGCTCAAGGTCAAGAGAGCTCTGGAGATCTGCGACCCTACCTTCCGCAAGCAGGCGAGCGTTTTCGACGGCGTCGAGTTCATCCCGCAGACGGTCATTCTCAGTATTGGTCTGCTTGAGAGTATCTCTGAGCCCGAAGATCTTTTCTTGCTGGATCCCATAGGCTCGCTCGAGGTCGACGATTTTCTTCGCCTGTGCATGAATTGTCTCCTGCTGATTCTCTGCTAACTGCGTCAGCTTCTCGTTCACCCACTTAGTGCGCGACGTAGTGAACACCTCGACGACGCCCGCGATGAACCGGGCGAGGACCTCTCTTAGTCTTTTCATAGCTGTGCATCTGTCTGAAGTATCTGTTCCAGTCCTTAGTTGCCTTCAGGTTCTGGACAATCTGACCTAACTGATCGAATGCTACGCCTTTTCTGACCGACTCACTAAGCAATCGGTGGAAGCCTTTGAGAAGATACCGGCCTCCATCATACGGGTCGTCTCCGATGAACTCTTTGACGTCTTCAACGATCTCCCCGTCCTTATCGTCGTAAACGCAAGCTGGGATGGCCTCTCTAAATGCCACACAGCTTCGACAAACTTGGAGCTTCGGGATGTTCTTTTCCGGCTCCTCAGGCTGAAATGCGTTGTAGTAATCGACAGCCGCTTGGTTGCTCTGGTTCCTCAAGATGTGATAGAACATCTCGATGTCGAACCCTTGCTCTGGAATCTTCGCCGGTGGCTTCTGTTTCCACCGGAGCATTTCGTGCATCCAGAGCTTGCCGCCGATTCTATCGTTGTCTGCCTTCTCCCACTTGAGGCCTGTTGCTTCCTCAATCTGAATGTGAATCGTCTTCTGGTCTCCCCTCTTAGCCCACGCCGAGGGGTCAAGCAGTGACAGTCTAATCGATCCTGCTGCTAGTTCTGACTGAAGCATCCGTCGAATGTCGGAACCCCACTCGACGATATCCTTTTTGTCCTTGCAGTATTCACGATAAAGAAACATCCTCTCGTCAGGAGAGACTGCACCGAATCCGACCCATGTCTTAGCAGCGTATCCCCAATCCGCTGCGATAACTCGTGGCCACCAGGAAGGGGGTTCGAAGTCTGGGACCACGTGACTAGCGTTAGCAGGCTCGTCTTCGAATCTTGTCCCAGTGAAGGTATCTCGCCACTCACTGAAAACCTGTCCTGCAAAGACCCACCAGTCACCATAAATCTTCGCCCGTCGCTCAGCCTCAGGTAGAAGTTCAAGTCGGCGCCGATAACCTGGGTCTCGCTCATTAAGGTAAGGATTATCCGTGAGTTTCGCCGGGATGAAGATCCGGTTCGTCTCTGAGATTTCATCGAATATCCTTACCCGACCGTGCGGCGCGTCCTTGACAAATCTGTCCCTGACCCATACGTGCCCGATATTCCCTGGGTTCGACGCCGCGCGGACCAAGGCAGGGACACCGGGTATCGACGAACGGACTCGCGACGTGATGTAGAGATATTTGAAACTGTTGAACGCGGTGAGCTCGTCGAATGCTGCATAATGATATTCAGCAGTGTCGTGATCACGCGCATCCTGATCCGTCTCGAGATACGAGAAACGAATCGTTGCACCGGACGGAAAGGTCCAGACGTGCTTCGAGTCGTTGTATCTCCCACCGATCGGCTTATAGAAGCCATGACTTCGGGGGATAAGCGATTCTTCGAGCTGAGGGAAGGTTCTCCGGAAGATGATTCCGTTGAACCCCGGTATATCGTGGAATCCATACAGGATGGGGAGCATGAGCAATAGCTCGCTCTTACCACCTCCTGCTGCTCCACCATATAACGCCTCGAAAAAGTCAAACGGTAACTGTGAAAATTCCGCCTGGATTGCGTGCGGCTTCCATAACTTCTCGTATCGTCCTGTGACCTCTACGGGCATTAGAGCATCCGGAGGTCTTCAGTCGCTACGAGCGCAAACGAATATTTCCCGATGTTGATCCCACCGTTATCCGAGCGGACAGTGAAAACTCGCTGCCCATCACTCTGATAGAGCTCGACGCCTGGGGGCAGGCTCCTCTCGATCATGATGATAACGGCATCGAGTCCAGTCCTCTGGGGGCAAGTGTAGATGTTCTCGACGGTCAAGCTGACCTTTCGGACCAGCTCTTCGCAACGTGGCTGCCTGAGAAGCTCGTGAGCCTTCTCGACCACGAAGTCGACCATCTCCTGATTGAGTTCCATCCCCTTGCCCGCGACCAAGACTTTCAATTTTGTGGAACTCCCACGCACCAGGCCATGAGGAATAGTTTCGCGTTGCCGATGTGCTGCCATTCGACTTTGTATCCCCATGCTCTGAGCTGCCAGATGCGTTGGGCCTGAGTCTGTCCTGAAGGGGTGACGATTGGATTCTCTCCTTGGATGGAGTGTCCAATGTCTCTGTGAGTTGCCTGGTCGATGGGAACTCCAGGAGCGGCGTATTGACATCCCTGGGAGTTCTCGACTTGGACTGGAGGGGCTGAGTTCTCTGAGAAGGCGAAGGGTTCGAGCGAGCCTTTGTCTCGGAGGACGATGGTTTGCGCTCCGGGAATGTTGTTGACGAAACTGGCAAGATCGTCAGGAACAGGAGCAATACACTCCATCCGAGGAGTGGTGCTACCACACGAGCGAAGAAGAGTCGTCGAAAAGGACGCTCCGGTCCAGCTGTGGAGGAGTTCGGTTGCAGCGTTGTTAACTGCATCGCTGTCCCATGCAATCTTCATCGTCCCCTTGAACGGGTTGAGCGACGAGAAGATGTATCTCCCGTTGATAAGGACCGATGTGTCCCGCCCCGACTCAGGCGCTACTGGTCTGGTCAGTGCGTTCTGAGCCGAGGCAGGACTGGTGAGCAGCACTCCCAGCAGGAGAGAAGTTGCGAGAAGTTGCACGCTCAGCATTGAATATCGCATATGTTGTAATCTTGTTGGGAGGGACCCAAAAGCCCCTCCCGGTCTTGCTAGACTTCGCCTTCGCCGCCGGTCCCGCCGCCGGTCGACCCGCCAGCCGGGGGAGTGAAAGCCGCGAGCGCCTCGGCACGAGCCGTGATGCCTTCGAGCTTCTCCATGTCCTCGGGGGTCAGCGTGTCCTTGACCTCCTGGCGGTTGATGATTTCGAGCAAGGTGTCCTGGTCCGCCTTGATTTCGGTGAGTGCCTTGTCCTGGCGGTCCATCTTTGCCAGAATCTCGTCGCGCTGTGTCATAGCGATTCTCTCCTGTTCGAGAATTTCAGTGACGATCCGCTTGACCTCACGGATGTCACTCCCCCCGTTATCCGGCGCCGGGAGGTGAAGGTGAATGTGAATCTCGCCGGACATGTCAGACTTTCTGAGCTTTGATCCGCTCCAGCGTCTCGCGAACTCGCCGAGCCGTCTCTGTCTCCTCAGTAGGGGCCGGAGTGGACCCCGAAACGCTCGCTCCAGAATCTCCCCCAGATCCAAGTCCAGCTCCGAGGACTGCCGGCTCATCGATCTCCTCCTGAGGAATCTCTGAAGGCTTGCCCTGATTCTCCCGAACAAGCGCGATAGGAGCGGGAACGTGGGACCCGTGACTCGGCGACGAGAGGTCGGCGATCTGTGCGGGCGCGAGTCCGAGAAACTCAGGCGCCTCCGAGTAGACCGCCATGACATCAGCACCGAAGATGAGATGGGCAGTTTGGGGAGTCAAGAC